TCCTTTCTGTTTATGGTAAAATAGGGCATAACAAATAGCCCTATTCTAGGGTGATTTTTGAATTCACCACACTGTATCCGCCAAGATAAAGAGTGTGGTGTTTTTTTATGAAATTTGAGGTATTAACACTTAATAATATTCTCTCATTTCTTCCTTAACTCCATAAGTCGCAATTAGCTTATCAAATGTTTCCGGAATATCTTGATACTGTTCTTGATAAAGCAGCAGCATTAATTCAGTTGCGAATTTATTAGCTTCCAGCTCTAATTTACCTTTGCCCCCATAGCAAAGAGAGTAATAACCGATTAAATCTGAATGATCCATAGCGTGTTTTAATTCATGAGCCATCACCAAATATTTCTCATTTGAATTTTTCAATGAGTTGTTCAGTAGAATAATAGGCTCTTCATCGTTTGTAACGATAATTCTCCCTTTAAGCCTAGATGGGAAATCAACATATAAATAACTAATGTTTAAGTTATCAGCAATCACAAAAGGATTAGCTGTGTGATGATTTTCTACTAAAGTTTTAATATCCAATAATTACCCTTCCTTTTTTTCTTTTAATTTATCCCACAAAACGCTTCTAATAATAGCGTCTACCTTTTCTTTTTCATCTTCAGTTAATTCAATACCATCATAAGATATAGCAGTTGTATTTAATTTTAGTGCTTTTTCGATGTCGATAGCGTCTTCTTTAGTTGCCCATGTTGGTGCTTCTGTTGAAATGGTATTTTGAGCAAACCTAGGGTCTACAGCAGATTTTTCTACGTTAAAGAAATCTGCAATCTTTTGCACATTACCTGGATTAGGCATAGATGTTCCCTTAACATATCCGGTTAAAGTACTTGTTGGTATACCCGTACTTTTAGATAATTCAACTTGCTTAGTTCTAGTACGATTAAGTAATTCATTAATATTAACAGAAATTCTCTTCATGATTTCTATGTCATTCGGAGTATATTTCCCTCTTCCTCGTGCCATTTTCAGCACCTCCTATATTCTTTTCTACTATATAATAACGGTTTAAATCGAACTTGTAAAACAAAAAATATCAAAAAAATCGAATTTTTTTATATTAAAACTATTGACATACGATTTAATTCGTATTATCATAAGCACATAAGTTAAATAAATTTGAAAGGAGGAACGTGTTTTGACACAAATTTCGTTAAAGGCTGCAAGAGTTAACGTTAATTTAACTCAGAAAGAAGTAGCGGAAAAACTAGGAGTTCATCAACAAACTATCGCAAAATACGAGAAAGATAGTACTAAAATTCCTATGAATTTGCTACACCAATTAAGTGAATTATACAAGGTTAAATTAGATCATATTTTTTTAGGTTAAAAATACGATTTAAAACGTACTTTAATACTTGTGTTTTTTAACAGAAAGGAGGAAGTGGAATGGAAACAGAAAAAAAGACACCTAACCAAAGGCTAGATGTCACAATTGATATTTCATTTAGATTCACAAACGAAGGAATTGTTATTGAAAGTTCGAAAATCGAATCTGGAAACGTTGATATCGGTGAAGTGCCGATTATTGATTCTCAGAAACAATTAAATTTAAGTCAATCATAGTTTGGATAAAAGCAGAAGCTGTATATACAGCTGTTAATTTAGAAGTTGATTCTAACAAATCGGAAATTACTTGACTAGGATTTTCGATTAAACTTTCAGCAGTCAAAACTTGTTCAATTTGATTTTCGAAAGATTTATCATTGTTGAATTGCTCTAAATAGTTTTTGTAAAACATATCAATTATATCTTGCTTATTGATTTTCAACTAAAACACCTCCTTTCAGACACATTATAAGTCTGAAAATAGATGGTAACAATATGAAAATTAGAGAAAGGAGAAAAAAATGAGTATCGAAACATTATCGGATATCACAAAAATAGTTGTAGAAACAGACGAAGAAGAAGCAAAAATCATTGCGGTCATCACTGCAGATGATGTTGAAGTTGTAGAAGGTTTTAGAGTCAGACTTACCCCTAAATACGAATAGTGTTCAGTTTGAAAACAACATAAAAAGGAGGAATTGGAATGAACACAATCGCACCAGAAGTCTTAAAAGAGTTAGATGAATTAATCGTTCAACTCATCAAGGATATAAAGGAACAACCAGCTATGGAAAAAATAAAAGCTCTAGCTGAGTTGCTTTCAGCTAGAGTAAATATGGATTACTAGTCTTCTTTGGATGCTAGCTTTTCATATAAAGTTTTATAAAATTCGAAAACATCCTCAGCCATGCGCTTTGCTGAAGTTTGTTTCGTAATTAAATTATTCTCAATAGCTAATCTAGTCCATTCTGCAGCGACTGACTTAGCTTGAGGTTCAGTTAAGTTTTGCATATTAAACACCTCCTTTCCCCAACACAATTATAGGCTTGAAAGAAGGTTACAACAATATGAAAAAATGAAAGGAGTAAAACCGTGGAACAAGCAACAATTGATTATTTTGAAACGATATTCTTGGAAGTCGTAAAACGAAATCCTGAAAAATTTGTTAGCTTAATTAAACCGTATATGAAATCTAACAATAATCAAAGATGGATAACAACTGAAGAATTGTGTGAAGCAATTGGAACGAGTTCCAGTTCATGGAATAAGAGCGAGGTTAGAAACCATCCTGTAGTTGTTGCTTCAAGAAGAACGGACACACGACCTTACAAGTATCAAGCAAGTATGGTTGATGAAATTCAAAAGATATGGGATGGAAGGAGAAAACGATGAGAACAGAACGAAGACTAAAGAACACAGTACCTTTTAAGAAATTCCTCTCATGGTATTTCAAAGGTTTAGGAATTGTCGGTGTTAGTATCATCGCAATCTTAACAGCAGCAATAATGGTTCTGCTGTACGTAGGTGAAGCAAATTATCACCACACAAACAAAGTAGAACTAATGAGAAAAGACAAATATGTAGAAGTTGATTTTCAAGATACATGGAACAAAAAAGACAGCGCTGGAACGCTGACTAATACAAAAATATTTTCAAATGAATTATAGCACATATTCTCCCAAGATTGAAGGTGAATAAATGGAAGATGTGTATTTACACGATGACTTACTAGATTCAAAACTGCAAAACGTTTTATACGCCGATAAAGTCATCGGGCAAATCAGAATGAAGAATGATTCATACGAGGTATATATATACGAACCTCAAATAAAAAAGACAAGGGTTAAAACCTACGAGGAGGTTGAAGAGATATTAAAAAGCGTATCGAAATCATTAAAAGAACAGAGTCAAAAGTAATTTTAGACATTGAAGCAGATTTAGTAAATCCGCTATTTTTTGAACAATACATGGATTATGGAAAAACAGTGGAGGATGCAGCGGTGGCGATAGTACAGAATATCCCAAACGTGAAATCATTCTACATCGAACCACAAGGAACACAGAAAGGAATGTTTTATAAATGAATTTATACGAATTAAGTCTCGCTTTTCAAGAAGTACAAAATATGGATTTAGATCCTGAAGTAATGAAAGACACGTTAGATAGTATCAAAGATACACTCGAAAACAAACTTGAAAATACCGTAAAAGTAATTCGAAATAAAGAAGCAAGAGCAACAGCTTTAAAAACCGAAGAAGACCGATTTAAAGCAGCACGACAAGCGGAAGAAAATGGAGTGAAATGGTTAAAAACATATGTAGAAGACTGTTTGAAACTGATTGGAAAAACTAAATATGAAGCTGGAATGTTTAAACTATCGATTCAGAAAAACCCGTTAAGCGTGAATATTACTGATGAAAATATTCTTCCAGAAGATTATCTAATTCCACAACCACCAAAAGTGGATAAAGCTTCGTTGAAAGAAGCATTGAAGAACGGCATTGAAGTTCCAGGAGCTGAACTAAAACAAACGGAAGGGTTGAGAATTAGATAATGAAAAATCAAATTTCAGTAACAGATAATATTTCGATTGAAATTTCTAAACATAAAATTGAAATTTTCACATTTCTTCCATTCAACATCCAAGTCAGTTTTGAAGAAACAATCGACCCAACACTAGATGAAGGTGGCGAACTATTTGGTAAAAGATATCAATTAAACATTTTTGCGAAACCTAAATATATGGATGAGTGCACATCGATAGGTGATGTTTCATACGCAATCAGTAGTTACAAAGAAATAAAAACGTTCTGGAAGTTTGTTGAAAACAACAAGAATAACTTATTCGATATGGCAGGTTATGAAGGAGAAGTCGAAGCATGAGAATTCTAGCAATCGACCCTGGGAGCGCAAAGGTTGCGGGAAGCACAAACGGAATCGTGTTACTTGATAACGCAAAACTAGTAAATCATTGGGTTGTTCCTTCCGCAAAAGTCCAGGATATCCGAAATTGGTTTGAAGAGGTCGGTCGTTTTTTAGATGTGGATGTAGTCGTTATTGAGAAATTTGAAGATAGAGACAACGACAAGTCAAAGGATAATTCAGTTCTAGAAAACGTTGCTTTATTTCAAGTTCTATTCCCAGAATCTATTCTACAGCGCAATGCGGGTTATCAATCAGATATCCCAAATGAATTACTGAAGCTACTTGGATTATGGAAGTTTGAAAAGAGTCATCACCAGGATGTACGTGCAGCAGCAAGACTCGGACTGTTTTGGGCGATGAGAAATGATATCAAAGAAGTAATCGATGATATTGGTAAGGTGGTGAATGAACATAACGTTAAAACTAAGAAAGTGGCAATCTGAAGCAATTGAAAGAAGCAAACGGTCAACATACGGGATCTTCCTTGAAGCTCTCGGTGGAAGGGGTAAAACTATCTGTGCCCTAGCTATTGCAAAAGAGAAAAACGCTAAAAAAATCATCATCACGAACAATCGCCTTTCGATTCTTGAAGGATGGAAAGATGCCATCAAAAAGATGAATTTTGATTCGGATGTTGAGTTTATTATCTCAACTGACCGAAGTATTCAAAATATGTTAAAAAAAGGTTCAAAATTCAACTGTGACGTGTTGATTATTGATGAGTGGCAGAATATGTCATCAGACAATCAAGTGGCTTTATATCGCAAAATAAAGCGTAAATACACGATAGGTCTTTCAGCTACTCCGATTAGAAAAAAAGGGCAAAATTTCTACCCCCTCGAAAAAACGATTTTCGGGTTTGCAAATCCAAATAATAAATTTGATTGGCAAAAAGCACACGGAAAAATGGTTTATGATCCATTTACTTATTCGAAAGAAAAATGGGAGGATTTTAGAGACTATGAACGCTACGTTAATAATCTTCCAAACTTCTTTAGATGGGAAGAAATCGAAGAAATCGAAAACGCTGTTGAGAACAACGGTTACGAAATTAAATTTTATCCAGTAACTGTCGAACCTGGGAATCCAGAAACAATAGACAAGTTTAGAAAATTAAATCTTGTGACCGTAAATAACGAAACAGCGATGGCGAAACAATCTTTCGGGCGAAACACATTCGAAAGATATCTCAATCAAGCAGGAGTAGAAGTTGATTTTCCAAAAATTAAACCAGTGAACGCTGATACTCCATTGATGTTAAAGCTCGATGGATTAATCAAAAGAGCACCACATGACATGCTGATTGTCAGCAAGTCGAAACAGATTGTAAATGTCATCAAAGAACGACATCCTCACATCGGAATCTGGACAGGAGATGTTCAAGAAGGACTGGACAGAAAAGTAGTAGTTGCTACGAATCAAGTACTCGGAGTCGGAGTTGATGGCTTGCAGCACAAATATCAAACAATCGTTGTTCTAGACCCGGTTGAAGAAGGTTCTGGAGAATATGACGATTACCGCCAATTACTTTGGCGAATAACAGGAAGTAGACAACAACACGATGTAAACGTGATTGAATTTTATTATAAAGGAGAATGAAATTGTTTAAATTACCAGAAAATAAACCACAAGTACCAAAAGACACACCTCGGAACTATTTCATTTACGGCGAAACTATGAGTGGTAAATCTTACCTAGCAAACGAGTTCCCTAACCCGATTGTTTTAAACACGGATGGTAATGCGACTGCTAACAGCGTTCCTAGTATTCAATTAGTGAATATTAAAAATAAAGAAGGTCGAATTACTAACTCAGTGATTAAACAATTAGGAGAAATCATATTAGCATTGCAAACTCAGAAACATTCATATGAAACGGTAGTTGTTGATGTAATCGATGACGCAATTGAAATGATTAAAATTGCAGTTTGCGATGAACTAACTCCACCAGGTAAACCTCGATTGATGTCGTTATCTGAAATCTCCTATGGAAAAGGTTATGACTTCTTCAACCAGGCTATTACGGAACTGGTTATGGACCTCAAAGCATTACCGATGAATGTCATTTACATCAGCCGTCAAATTTCAGAATATGACGATAATGGAAAAGTAACCAAAGACAAACCAAGCTTGAAAGATAAGTACGTGAACCTTATCAACGGGAATTCGGATTTGATGATCCATACAGAAAAAATCGGGAATAACTACATCCGTGAAGTTGAAAGAAAACGTAAGACTTATCACGCAGACCAAGTGGATGACAAACCAATTTTGAAAATCTTAACAACTATTATGGGTGCTGTTGAGTCACCTCGTAAACAACAAACAACAACAAAATCAATTACAAAACCAACCAAACAGGAAACTGTTGAAGTTTCTAATAACGAAGATGAATTATTTTAAAACTAAAGGAGAAATGAAAAATGAGTTTATTAAGTATTGCAAAGAAAATTAAAGAAGACGGATTTGACCCTCGTAAAGATAGCGTGAACGGGCCTGCAGCGTTACCAGCTGGTGATTATACAGTGGTTCTAAAACGAGTGCAATTTAACATTTCTGAAAAAGGATGGGAAAGTTTAGGGTTCACGTTTGAAGTCCGTGAAGGTGAATTTAACGGACGTACTGAATATGCATCTTTCGGAACGTTATCCGAATGGAACGGCAAAGACTTGTCTTGGTCAGTAGAACGAACAATCAAATTCTTTACAAAAGCAATCGAACTTGCTGGAGACAAAGTTATGAAGAACGACTTTGAAGACGGAAGAGCATTAGCTGATGCCTTAGAACGTAAAGCGGTTGGTTCTTACTTCACATTAAAAATTCTAGAAACAAAAGGTAAAGAAGACAAGGTATATCGCAACTATGATATTGAAGAAAATGCTGAAAATGCGATGAATACAATCGACGTGGAAGAAGACGATTTACCATTCTAAATTAAGGTGATCTCATGCATTCAATGAAAGAATATGCGCTGCTATATCAGCAAAAAGGGTTCTCGGTCATCCCGATTAGTCCTACAACTAAAAGACCATTAATTGAATTTGCGGATAAACCACCTCTTGATGCTGATGGAATTAACGAAGTTTGGAATCAATATCCGAATGCGAACATCGCACTAAGGACTACAAACTTCTTCGTGATTGATATTGACAAACACGGTCAAACCAGTGGATATGATTCGTTGAAGAATTGGGAACATTTGAATCTAATCGAACCCACACTTCAAGCAAAGACAGCATCCGGAGGTAAGCACCTATTCTATTTCAAGCGTGATGATATCCACATCAGTCAAATGATTGGATTTCTTCCAGGAGTGGATATCAAAGCGCATGAGAACAATTATGTGTTGGTTGCACCATCCGCTACGGATAAAGGGCAATATGAATGGGACATGGAAAAATCTCCTGAAAAAGGGACGATGATTACTCCCTCCAGGGCGTTAATTGAAGCGATTATTAAACAATACAAAATCACTAATGGACGTGAATTTGATTACAGCGACGGTTTACGGTCGTGGGTTAGCAAAAGTAGAACATCCGGAAAAACAAAGACTACGGAACTGTTCGAAATAATCGCAAATGGATTAGGCGATGAAGGGAATCGAAATGATAGGCTTGCTAAATTTGTAGGCGGATTATTATGGAGAAAGGTGGATGAAATGGATGTGTTGTCGTTGGCTAAAATAGCCAATGGCAATACTCCAAATCCACTATCAATGCAAGAATTAGAAAGAACAGTAGTAAGTATGATTAACAAAGACAGGAGGTGATTGTGATTGGCAAAGTAGTGAGTTTTTACAAGGATTATGAACCGATAAGAAATAGTAACGGAACTTTAAAGACGAACAGTCCAGTAAATGTGTTGAATGCGTTTCGTGCTGATGATCAGTTAAATCTCTATCTGAAGCATAACGAATTCTCTCAAGAACACGAATTAACAAGAGACATCCAACTTGGAAACACGCTTCTGAAAAAAGGGGAGTTATCTTCAAATTTTGAATCGGTAGTCAAAGTATATTTTGAAAATGTCACGGGCGCTGCATTTACATCTCAAGCGATGACTGATGGCATGGAAACCTTCTTATCTGAACGTTCTTACAATCCAGTAAAAGAGTATATGGAAGAAGCTGAGAAAGGCTGGGACAAACAGAAACGTATTGGACGAATGCTACAAGTCTATCTGGGAGCTAACCAGGACCCTCTAGTTTCTAAAATTGCTGAAATGTGGTTAGTAGGCGCTGTTGCCAAAGTATATGAGCCTTATGTCAAATTTGACTACGTTCTGGACCTAGTTGGCGGTCAAGGTGTTGGTAAAACCTCTTTCTTACAAAAGTTAGGCGGTCATTGGTACACGGATGCTGTAACTGATTTTGCAAACAAAGACAACTATGACATCATGCTAAAACATTTAATTGTGAATGATGACGAAATGGTCGCTAGTGATCGCATGAGTTTTGCAGAAACAAAATCGTTCATTTCAAAAACGAGCTTACGATTCAGAAAACCGTATATGCGCAGAACACAGGAATTCGCAAAGAATTTCGTTCTAGCACGAACAAGCAATCACGTTGAATACCTCAAGGATAAAACAGGTGAACGCAGGTTCTTACCTGTACTAGCATGTAATAGCAAACAGAAAAAGCATCCTATGAAGATAACGGATGAAATCGTAAAACAAATCTGGGGTGAAGCTGTCACCATTTATAAAAGCGGTGTTGATTTGATGTTTGATGAAGAAACAGAAGCAGAATTAGTTGAATATCGAGAGCAATTTATGTTCAGAGATGAGATTGAACTTCAGATTCTTCAATACTTGGAGATGCCCGTTCCTAAAGATTGGGAAAGTAGAACAACAACTGATCAGTACATTTATACGACTAAATATTTTGCAAACAGTCCTGATTGGCATTCAGGTGGACAAACGATGAATCGAGTGGCTACTCGGGAGATTATGTTCAATTTATTTCATAAAGAATCGAATGACCAAAAACTATCTCGAAAGATAAGTTTTATTATGGATAATCTAATCGATTGGAAAAAACAATCGTACAAAATTAATGGAAAAACAACCCGGGGGTATAAGAGAATTTTACCTTAAAAAAGGTTACACCAGACGTGTAACCTTTGGGGATTTTCGGTGCCTACGTGTAACCTTTTACCACACGTAGACACACGTAGGTTACATGTTTTTTTCGCTACGTGTAACCCTTAGAAACGTTGATTTAACAATATTTATAGATACTTTTTATATAAAAGGTTACATGTTTACATGTTTTTTTTAGAAAAAGTATATTGTAAGTATAAAAGCCTATTAAATCAACATTCTTGTTTTTTTATTTAATATTTTTCAAAAATACGTGTAACCATGTAACCCGGGTTAATTTTTAAGAAAAAATAGTAAAGGAGTGATGCTCATGAATAGTATAAATTTGTATGTCATTCGAGACTCTAAAAGCCCGCAATGGTACTTCCAACGTATCGAAGACTACTCAAGCATGATGGGATATCTTGCGAAGAATCATCCGCAATATACACACAAGCTTACGAATAACATTAGAGAAGCGATGCATTTTGACAAACCAAATGAAGCATTAGAATTTATCAAAAAACATTCTATTGAAGGGGACATCATTAAGGATCCGTATCAAGAACAGGTGATTCACGTTTCTTCAAGAATGATGGGTGAGAATTTCGGTGAAGTTATCACGTACATTTATGGAATGATTGGAGATTCGAACGAAAAGATGCTTGCTGCTTCGAGAGCGTTGAAGGTGAATGCAAATACGCTAGTCAAATTTATGAAAGATCCGTACGACATTGCATCTGGCACAAGAGACAAGATTGTAGAGAATCTACCAAAAGTAGAACAGGCGGTGAAGTCGGTTGGCTAAGAACGAATTTGAACAATTAAAAGAAGATGTTCACTACTTGATTGTGGCACATTGCAAGTACAAGGATGTTTCAATGTACTTGGGAGCTATGAAGCGATTTCAAAAGGATATCAATTATGGGCAACTCGAAGAAATGAGCTGTGATGAACGATTCGCCTTCTTGGTTGGGTTTGAAACATCGTTGAAGGCGATAGAAAATGCAATGAACCTACACGGGGAAATAAAGAAACATACTGAAATAATCGAATGGATGACGATGGAGATGGGGTCTAATGTCTTTAAAAATTAATAACTTAATTGAAAGTTTAAAAGAGAAATATGGAGAGCTAGAAGTTGATGGAGAATACGGCGAACAATGTAAACCAGGTGATTTTTTGGAGAAGTTACTTGAAACGTTATATTCTTTCACGTTCCCTAGTCGAGAGTGGGAAAGTAGCAAACGAGCCTTAGATGCAAAAAAGGAGGAAGAAATATGGACAAAATGGAAATGTCGATGACTGAAATGTCGATGACAATTAAAGTCAACTTCAGAATCATTTTTTTTGATGATTATTTGCGGAATACAATTGTTGAATCGCTGAAAGAACAATTTTTCGAAGAGCAAATCAATATTGTGGAATCTAAATTATTTGGCGAAGCATTGAAGTATCACTACGATGCATACGTTGATGAAGCTTTGATTTATAAATATAGCTTCAAAAAAGTAAACGAAATGGTGAAAGAAAAAATCAAAGAACGAATTGAAAGTGAAATGAAACGTGAATTCAAGTTTTTGAAAGAATATGGAGGATAAAGATGGAAGATAAATGGGAAATGAAACCCCTGTATAAAATAGGGGATGAATATTGGCTATTAACTTGTTTTGGAGGTTTTCAAAAAATGGAATGGACAAATAATCTTTTTGATGAAATTGTTTCGGTGCAAGGCAACACATTTCCAACACAAGAAGCGATTGAACTAGAAATCAAACGCAGAAACCTACTTACACGATTTAGAGCGTTCCGTGATGAATGCAATAACGGGTGGAAGCCTGATTGGGGCAGTCTTATTGACAATAAGTACTTTATATTTTTAAGCAAAAATAAAATAAGGGTAGGTGTAGGTTGTTATACAAACCCTTTATCTGAATTTGGATATTTTAAACACTTTAACGATTGCAAAAAAGCCATCGGATTATTCGGTGATGAAATCAAAGAGCTATACGTGGATCGCGAGGGGTAGAGATGCGAGTGATTACTTTTATTATGTCAGTAGTTTCAATCATCTTGTCACTAATAGTTTTAAGTAAAAGGAGATAAATAATGAAAAATTACGAAAATTTAGATTTTTTGATTGGGAAGAAGATTGTTGAAATTAAAGAGCCTAACTTTTCGAGTTGGGAAGTGGCTTTTGCAGAATGTGTATGTAGCGATGGGACGATTTTGCAAATTTCAACAAATGAAGGCTGTGGTGGATGCAGTAATGGTTGGAGCGACATTAACCACGATGAATTTTTTAATCTAGCAAACCACGATAACGCGATCATGAACATTAAGTATGAGAGAAATGATAAATACGGTGACGAATATAAAGCATTTATCTATTTCGATATGGAAGAAAAACCAGCTATCGTGAATTTTGATGATGGAACAGGAAGTGGATATTACGGTTATGGATTTTGGGTAAATATTGTGGAGGTTAAATAATGGAAAATATCATGAACAAAATAGCTGAATGGTTACAAGTAAGTGTTGAAAAAGTGATTGAATTATATCCACAACTAAGAACAGAGGCTGTATTTTACTCGTTAACACAGAATATTCTTGGTGGTCTATTGGGTTTAGCAACTATAATCATATTTTTTATGTTTATTGATTTTATGAACTATAGCATGGGTTCATCTTGGGATGAAAGTGTAAAAAAAGATGCAGGCAAAAGATTGAAAGTGTTAACTAAGTTTTTGATTGTAATAGGCGTATTAACATTGATAATTCTTGTAGTATCTCCATTCTTATATCCAGACATTGTATTTTTTCAACAGTTTATTAAGTAGGTGAGAATATGATTGTTTCAGTACATGCGAATGGATTAAATACGAAATTTCGTGGTGCTCAGTTTTTAACGATAAAAGACGGCAAACAAATATGGTTTAGAGGAAGAGAAAAAACAAATGCAGTCTTTGTAGATTTGAGTAACAAAACTGTAGAAATAGAACTGATTATACATGATGGATTAGGTGTAACGTGCCCATTAGAAGTATATAAACAAGAAATTGAATAAATCGGAGGAATAAGGATGGATGACAAAAAAGCAGAACTACTAATATATATATTTGAATTAGCGTTAAGTTTAACTGTGTTATTAGTAATTATTAAATCAGCTGGAGTTCTAATCACTTGGTTTGTAGCCACGCTGCCATTACTGATATACGCAGCAATTATGTCAATTCTAATATTAATTGGTTCAATCGCAGGGATTGTGATGTCAATCCAGGAGAACATGAGAGGATAAGAAACGATGTAATCAATGAATTGGATGAAGAAAGCATAGATGAAGTATTACAACAGATTTTTGATTTAGAGAAGGTGATTTGATGAAAAAATCAGAATTAAAGACCATTCTTGATTATGTTATTTTGAATGAACACGTTAGTTGTGAAAACGTTAGGAAAGTGTTTGATTTAATAGGTTTGTGTGGACCGTGGAAAACCGAAGAAATCAAATTATACTTTGCTGGACTTAGAGAAGGTATGAAAATAGAAAGTGGAGAATATCCATATTGTGAGAAAATTGAATGCGAGGAGGATGAATAATGAATTTATATTTAACACCAATAGTCATAAGTGCTTTATCATTGCTAATGTCAATTATCGCTCTAAAGCAAGCGAATGAAAATAAAGATTCGAATGCATATTACTACGCTAAAAATAAAATGGAAATCGAGGAAATAAAGAAACGTTTGAAAAAGCAGGAGTTAAAATTATCTTATGATCAAGCGATATCGGATATACTAGCCGAACTTCCAGCTGGTTCAGCAGAAGTTACTAAAGAAGATATTGATAACACGGTAGTTATTAGAGTTAAAAGAGATGTTTTTTATAACGATTAGACAGGAGGAATAACAATGCACATCACTATTTTTTTAAAACATGGACAAACATTAAGATTTGAAAACGTGAAGGACTTGAAAAAAGATAACCGATTCTATTCTGTTATTACTTTTAGTTATACAAGTATGTCAGACGGTGAAAAGAAAAAAGCAATCTTCAGTACTAAAGATGTATTAGGATTATCGGTTAATAAGGAGGATTTCGATGTTAACAGTTTATTCTAAACCTAGATGCATGCAATGTGAGTTTACTAAAATTTGGCTTACTAAAAACAATATTCCATTCGAGACAGTAGACATCGAAGCCAATCCAGGAGCGTTTGAATTACTCAAACACTATGGTTACAGTTCTCTTCCAGTTGTGGCTATTGATGATGAATTTAGTGACCCAAACAAAGCGTGGTCGGGGTTTCAAATCGATAAATTAGAAGCTATATTGTGAGGTGAATGATGGACGATAGAGGTTATTACTTATTATGTGCCGGAATCATTGAAAGGGCTGTTGATGATTATAAAGCAACCTTAAGGTACTTGCTTTCAAAAAAGGTCGTTGATTCCAATTGGAATTTGAAAGAAAAGCATTTCAAGAACAGGCATCATCGCACAGCGTGGAATGTGAAGATGGATTGCGAACGGTTCTTTTTCAGTCAGTACTTTGATTTTTTATCAGATACTGAAGATTTTGGGCCAACGTTAGTCAAAAAGATTAGAGAGGATGTGAAGAATGGGAATTAAACATCAATTAAAACAAATTCGTTTAATCGATTTGGAAGTAAAAACAAAAATGGAAGAGTTAGATCGCTTGAACAATTCTTTCTTGAAATCTCCTTCTCTAAAAGAAATTAATGTGCAAGAGTCAAAAGCGAGTCTTAAAGACGATGCTTACGTTAAGATAATCAATTTAAGTGATTATATTGATAAAACAGTTGATAAGTTGGTCGATTTAAAATATCAACTTATCCAGGCAATTGAACAATTGGATGATTCTAGAGAACGGACAATCATTTGGATGAAATACATCTCGTCTAAAGGTTGGGATGAGATTGCTGAAGAGTTACAAATATCAAAAACAACACTTTTTATCCTTCATGATGAAGCTATCAAAAAAATAGAAAAATGTACTAAAAAAGATGATTCTGTACCAAACAGTACCAAGCAGTACTAATGATTCTATGATATAGTTACGATGTGAAAAGATGTGAAAGATTTCTTTTTGCTCATGGTTTTACTCCTTTAATTTTTCCCTTCGAGTCCCCTAGCTCGAGGGGTTTTTGTATGCAATGAAAAGAGGTGATGGAAAATGAACGAAAGACAAAAGCACTTCGCTGATGAGTACATCATCAGTAAAAATGCAACTCAGTCGGCAATTAAGGTAGGTTATTCAGAAAAAACGGCATATAGCATAGGACAAAGATTGTTGAAAAAAGTTGAAATCTCTGAGTACATCAAGAAACGTACGGAAGAACAATTTAACGAACGTTCAATGAGTATCGCTGAAGCTTTAGCACTTTCTGCAAGTATAGCCCGTGGGGAACCGCAAAAGAGATATTCAAAAAAAGTGGTAAAATCTAACGGAGAAGAAACGGAAGAAGTAATCGTTGGAGAATACACGCCATGTATTGAAGATAGGCAACGATCGATAGACCATATTCTAAAAGTAAATGGTGCCTACCTTGACCGTAAAGAAATAGATGTTCAAGGGAGCGTGGTGTTTATGAATGAAGATAACATCGCAGATTGACCTACCGAAAGTCATTGGAAAAGGCTATGGAGCTTTTTGGCGCTCCAGGAACTTTTATAGAGTCGTAAAAGGTTCGCGTGGATCTAAAAAATCTAAAACGACGGCATTAAATTTTGTGACACGTATTTTGAAATATCCGTGGTCTAATTTGCTAGTGGTCAGACGGTACTCTAATACGAATAAGCAATCAACGTACACAGACTTTAAATGGGCAGCTGCTCAATTGAAAGTCTCGCACCTGTTCAAGTTTAACGAGTCATTGCCAGAAATAACCGTCAAAGCAACAGGGCAAAAGATATTGTTTCGAGGGTTAGACGATGAGTTGAAAATAACCTCAATCACTGTGGATGTAGGCGTTCTTTGTTGGGCATGGTTCGAGGAAGCTTACCAGATAGAGAATGAAGAAAAGTTCAGCACGGTGGTTGAATCAATCCGTGGAACATTAGATGCTCCAGACTTTTTCAAACAGATAACCGTAACATTTAACCCGTGGAATGAAAGGCACTGGTTGAAACGTGTATTCTTCGATGAAAAAACACAAAGAGCAGATACATTAGCACTTACGACCACCTTTCGATGTAACGAGTGGCTAGATGAAGTCGATATCCAACGATATGAGGACTTGTATAAAACTAACCCAAGGCGTGCAAGGATTGTATGTGATGGTCAGTGGGGCGTTGCCGAAGGATTGATATACGAGAATGTCCAGGTCAAAGATTTTGACAAAGACAAACTGCTGAAAGATAAAGCGTATCAGTTAGCAATCGGACTTGACTTTGGTTTCACGCATGACCCTACCGCGTTATGTGCGAGCTTGATTAATGAACAAAAGAAAGAAATATACATCTTTGATGAAGCTTATCAGGTTGGATTGATAACGAAAGACGTAGCTAAGATGATACAAGACAAAGGCTATGCTAAGTCACGCATCATCGCAGATAGTGCAGAACCGAGGTTGATTAAAGAATTGCAAACAGAATATAACATCTTACGATTGAAAGAAAGTCGTAAAGGAAAAGATAGCATTATGGCAGGAGTATCCAAGTTACAAGGATACTCTATTTTTGTGCATCCATCTTGTACGCATATCATGGATGAGTTTTACAGTTATTGCTATCAACAAGACAAAGAAGGAAACTGGTTGAATAAACCAGAGGATAAGAACAATCACTTAATGGACGCATTGCGATATAGCTTGCAGTGTATCGAAGCACCTAAAGCTAAATTATTCAGCAAAGAAAGGATGGGATTCTACTAAATGTTTACTTACCCAAGGGACAGTTACGATGAAACTAATTTAGACAAAGCGCTAATCTCAAGTTTAATTCTGAAACACAGGAAAGATGCAGCACGATTAGCAAAGAACATGAAATATTATTTAGCAAAACAAGATGAAAAATTAGTCAGTAATCACGCTAAAGATATTTCAGATACTGCAACCGGATATTTTTTAGGAAATCCAATCACGTATAACAATTCAGGAGACGTTGATATTGACCCGTTATTGAAAGCTTTTGATAACGCTGAAATAGATGAAAACGACTATGATAATGCGATTGATATGTCAATTTACGGTGTGGCATATGAGTACATCTACGCTAAGGAAAATTCAAATGAATTGGATGTTAAGTCGTTAGAACCAACGAACACATTCATTGTGTATGATGATTCGATTGAGCAAAAGCCTTTGTTCGCAGTCTACTACTATGAACGCACAGATAGCAGAAACGAAACGACAATTTATCGTGCAGAAGTGTTCACAGAGAACTTAAGACACTCTATGTTATTACAAATGAGTGGGGGACTTTTACAGTCAGATAAAACAACAACAACTCCACATTATATGGGAGAGATTCCAGTAATTGAGTATCAGAACAACAAGTATCGTATTGGTGATTTTGAACAACAGATTAAATTGATTGACGCGTATAACAAATTAACGTTAACGCGCTTGACAGATAAAGAACAGTTCGTTGACGCTATCTTGCTATTGTATGGAGCTGGTGTTATTGATGATCCAGAAGACATGCCTAAGTTTGCTAAAGCATTACAGGAAAACAGGTTAATGGAACTGCCTTCTGACGCTAAAGCAGAATACTTAATTCGAACGTTGGATGAAGCAGGCGTTGAAATCTTACGTAAAGCAATCAAGGAAGATATTTACACATTCAGTCATGTTCCTAATTTGTCTGATGAGAACTTCGCAGGGAACACGTCGGGCGTTGCAATGGAATACAAGATTCTAGGACTCGCAATGATTACGAATATAAAAGAACGGTACTATCGTAAAGGATTGCGCAAACGCATCCGGATTTTTTGCCATCGTCTAGGGTTGACATCTATTGCATTAGAAGCAAACAGTATCGTTGCTCAATTTAATCGCGCATTACCGAAAAACTTACTTGAATTATCACAGATTGTGTCTAACTTACATGGAAAAGTGACTGATGAAACGTTATTAGGCGTACTTCCGTTTATTGAGGACCCAGCTAGTGAAGTAGAGAAGCTGCAAGAGCAGAAAAAACAAGCCATTGAAGAACAAAGAGAATTGTTCTCAAACACTCCACTAAATAGAGATGATGTAGATGAAGCCGAATAACGATTATTGGGCAAAACGTAAAGCTCAATTTATGGCAAAACAAATGGGCAAAGCGGAAGACACTGCCCAGGTAATGAACCAAGGATACTATCTAGCACAGAAACGACTGGAAGAAGAAGCTGAAAAGATATTCCAAAGATTTCAACGAGCTTACGGGTTAACGGAACAACAAGCTAGAGATTTAATCTATCGAGCAGGAACGAATGTAGATTCAGTTAAACGCGAGTTAGAGAACATGAACATCAATGTTGATGTGTTAGCTGAAATGAATAGTGCTGCATACGCGCATCGTATTGAAGCGCTACGCAATTCTAGTTTAGAGATTGATAAATTAGTAGACAGGCTCGCAAAACGTGATGTAAGGATTGTAACGAGCCATTTGATGCACACGGCAGAGGATGCTTATTTACATTCAATCTATTTGACTCAGCAACAAGCAGGCGTGAGTTTCAACTTCACTCAATTTGATGAACAGGTTGTCGAAGACCTTTTGAAAGTGAATTGGTCCAAAAAGCATTTTAGCGAATCTATTTGGGATAATACGCATCATCTAGGTGAAACGCTCAAAGAAGAGTTTATGGTCAATTATCTGACAGGTAGAAGCGTTGATGATATGGCAAAGCAGATAGCTTCAAGGATGGACGTGAGCTATTTTAATGCAAGACGTTTAGTCAGAACTGAGAGCACATACGTAGAAGCGGAAATGGAAGCGATAGGATATGAAGAGTGCTTCATAGACGAGTACGAGTATGTGTCCGTGTTGGACAACCGCACGTCTAGTTTATGTAGAGAGCATGACGGAAAGATATATAAAGTAAAAGATAGGAAACCAGGAGTGAACTATCCACCTCTACATGTATTCTGTAGAGCAACGACAATCGCACACATTCCGGATGATTACATGAAAGATATAAGCGAGAAAGAATTCAAAGAGTTTGAACGCCAGACGTTCGCACAATGGAAGAAATCAAACAGATAGCACTTGACGATTGTTGAGTGCTTTTTATTTTACAAGGAGGTAGAAAAATGGAAAAGGGAATTGCAAGTTCATTTTTAGTGTTGCTTACATTGATTTTCGCAACAGCAAAGGTATTCGGGTTTAGTACAATGAGTTGGTTTTGGGTGTTTTCACCTATTCTGATACCGTTGTTACTAGGTCTTACTCTTATCTTCATCGCATGCGTGTTGTGTGTGTTGAAGTACTTATTTATGAAATTAAAACGCTGATTACTTAGGTAATCGGCTTTTTATTTTGCCCAGGCTTGGAAGGCATTAAAAGCTAAGGAATCTATAGTCGGGGACGACTTAAAACATGGAGGTTCTTATGGAACAAGAAAATAACAATGTCGAAGTGGTTGAAGAAACAAAGGTAGCTGCAGAACCTGAACAAAATGAACCACAAGACGAAAAGAAATATAGCGATAGTGACGTAGATGCGATCGTTAAGAAGAAATACGCAAAGTGGCAAAAAGACCAGGATGCAAAGGTTGACGAGGCTAAGAAGTTAGCCAAGATGAACGCGGACGAAAAGGCTAAGTATGAACGTGAACAACGCGATAAAGAACTAGCCGAACGTGAAGCAGCAATCATCAAACGTGAACTTACTGCAACTGCAAAAGAAACACTAGCGGATAAAGGATTGCCTATTGAACTATCAGCAGTATTGGACTATAGCAACGCAGAAGCATGCAACGAGTCCATTGTAGCAGTGAAAAAAGCGTTTATGTCAGCGGTCAACAAAGCTGTAGAACAACGCTTAAAAGGTAGTGCGCCTATTGAAAAAGCTCCAGAAAATCAAGGCATCAGCACTCAAGAGTTCCGAAAAATGACAATTGCTCAACGTACGGAACTAAAACAAACAAACCCAGAACTATATGAACAATTGAAAGGAAGATAAATAAATTATGGTAGCAGGACAAACAAAATTAACAAACGTAGCAGACCCAGAAGTATTAGCGGATATGCTTCAAGAAAACATTGGTAAAAACATGCAATTTGCACCTTTAGCAGATATTGATGACACATTAGTAGGAATTCCCGGTTCAACAATAACAGTATATCAATGGAACTATATTGGAGACGCAACAGATATTGCGGAGGGTGAAGCAATTCCAGTAGAACAATTAGGTAAAACTAAAAGCACTATGACAATCAAAAAAGCTGCTAAAGGGGTAGAGCTTACAGACGAAGCTAAATTATCTAGTGCGGGTGACCCAGAAGGAACAACAATGCGCCAATTAGCAAAATCTATTGACCAAAAAGTAGATAATGACGTACTTGCAGCAGCTAAAACAGCAACACAATCACTTACAACTACAAAAGGTTTCACAGTGACTGATTTAAGCAACGCACAAGATATTTTTGAATTAGAATCTAACAACGATGTTTTCGTGTTATTATGCCATCCAACAGTGGCTAACGCATTACGTATTGAAGCAGGTAAAGAATTCTTAAACGGTTCAGAATTAGGTGCTGAAGCGTTTATCAATGGAGCTTACGGTAAAATCTTTAATACTTTAATTGTTAAATCTAAGAAATTAGCTAAAACTGAAGCGTTCATGGTTCAAATGAATCCTGATGAAGAAGATGGAACAAAAGCATTCAAGATTGCGTTAAAACGTGAAACATTACTTGAAATTGAACGTTATGCATCTAAGAAATCTACAGGATACTTTGCAGATAAACATTACGGAGCATACTTACAAAATGCTAAGAAAGTAGTCAAAATCAAGATTACTGCTTAATAGGAGGTAAGAATGTTTTATAAAGTTTTAGAACCTGTATTTATACGAAGCGAAGGCAAATCGTATAAACCAGGAGAAAGAATAGAAATAACAGAAGAACAAAAAGAGTTGTTCACTAAGAAATTAGAGGATAATGAAGAACAGTTCTCTGATTATTTCGAAGAAGTGGGGGAAGATTATGGACCTACTGAAGCAACTGAAAATTTTAACGAAGGAGAGTAACGAGGAGTTACTCTCTCTTTTGTTGGAACAAGCAGAAAACACAATATTAGTGGAAACTAACCGTACACACGTACCGTTATCCTTAGTAATGACACAGTTACAGTTAGCGCAATACTTGTATAACCGAATGGATAATCAAGGGGAAGTAAGCAGGAGTGAAGGTGGAATATCAATCACGTATCTGACGGAATTGCCTTTGAATATCCAATCAAGTATTAAACAAGCTAGGTTAGTGAGGTGTGGCGGACGTGCGTTTGAAAAACCTAAAGACGTATAAAGTCTATAAATGGCAGACAACAACTGATGATGAAGGCGGAACGTATACAGACTACAGTACGGAACCTATCGAATGTGATTTGGAAGTGTGGCCAGCGGGTGGAAAGTTACAAGCTGAAATGTACGGCGAACGCTTAGCGTATATGTACAATGCGAATTGTTATAACGAAGTAGAAATAGCCGAAAAAGACGGCGTGGCTATTCGCAGTACTGATAAACCAGATTACAAGGTTGTCAGTGATAGAGGTTATACAGGTCACAGAGTACTTTTATTGGAGGCGATTAGAAAATGAACGAAGGTTGGGACGAACTAGTAGAGAAACTTTCTATTCTTCCTCAAAATACCGTAGATGCAATTAAAAAAATTGCAATGGGTGTAGTTACTAAGAAAGTACAAGGTACAGCCAAACGGAAAGCGCCAGCCTTTCAAGGTGATTTACGCAAGTCTATTAAGACCAAGGTAAAACTGGAAGGTGACGACGTTATAGGGACTGTCTATTCAAATAGTGATCACGCGCCATACGTTGAGTTTGGTACAGGGCCTGAGGGAGCATCGAACCACGCGGGCATCAGTCCGAATGTGAATGTAAGCTATCGTACTGATCCGTGGTGGATACCTGGGCATTTGTTGAATAACGATATTGCAAACGGGTATAACTGGATAGTTGGTAAACTACCTGACGGAGAATATATCTATTGGACTGACGGACAAAAGGCTCAACCGTTTATGTATCCAGCGTTGAAAGAAAACGAGGATAAAATTCCAACTATATTCATGAATACTGTAGTTGGAGTCATAAGGAGGTTATCTATTTGATTAACGTTAAACCTGACGTTCTCATAGCGTTAAAAGCA